TCCTTGAAGGAGGGGAGCGTCTTGTCCACGATCCGCCCGTCCTCCTTGACGTCGAAGTCGAATCCGTCCCGGAAGGTATCAAAGCCCTCCGACATGGTCTGGATCGTATCGAACGTCGGGGAAGCCGTGGGGGCTCCAGGCCCAGCAGTCTGTGAACCCAGGGACGGCCCCACGTAGACGGTGTCCCCACGCTCGACCGGGAACTGATGGAGCGGGATGCCCGAGTCCGGCGTGATCCCGATCAGCACCCGGTTCTCATTAGTGATCGGAGACCCTGTGTTGTCCGCCAGGGTGATCACGCACCCGTACAGCACCTGGCTTACGAACACGCCCGTCAGGACAGGAGTGCCGAAGATGTCGATGGTGTCTTGGTAGTACACCTCGTAGAGGCCGCCGTCCGGCTGGCCCCAACGGATCTGATCCCCCTCACGGAAACCAGGCACGACCAGGTCAGGGTCACCGGAGGCGGCGTCCACAACCTCGCCCCCGAGGCCCTGTGAGAGTAGCTGTGTGTCGTCCGGGTAGCCCGTCTGCGGGTCCACGGGCACCTCACCCAGCGGGGCGGGGAACGCCACGATGCAGGGCTGTGTGATGAGCGGGGATGCGCCGCTGTCGAACATCCCTGCGGGGATGCCGTCCGGGAAGTAGCCCCACACACGGCCACGGGCGTACCTGTTGGACAGGGATGCCGTCGAGACCCCGGTGATGTCCTCGACCACCGGGTTGTACAACTGAGCAATGGTGCTCCCTTTGCTCCGGCGGAACTCCCCGTCAATGAGCCTACCCCAAGTGTACACGCCGTTGTCGCCGTTCTCGGGGTCCGCTCCCACACCAGGGCCGGTCAGCATGAAGGCCCGTGTCAGAGTGGGGTACAGGCGGGAGAACCTGTGCTGGTCGGACATGAGGGCGAACTCGCCCTGAGCCCGTGCGAAGAACCGAGGCGGGAGCCCCGGGATGAACTTCACGTCCGGCTTGCCCGTTCGGGTCATGACGACGTCGTCCACGTCGTTCTGGACGAGCGCCCCCTGACGAACCATCAAGGCTTCCAGGTCGTCCGAGTCCGGCATCCAACCCTGGAGGACCCCGCTCACCATCGTCGTGCTCGCCGGGGAGACAACGTAGTCGTCCTCGATGAACCAGAGGTCGAGGTTCGGGTTGGCCTCGTTGAACACCTCCGACCAGACGTTTCGGGGTGTCAGAGCGCCTGTGATCGGGTTCTCGTAGCCCGGAGTCGGGACATCCTTGCCGTGGCCCACGAAGAACCGGAACTTGCCGTCCCTGTCCCCCACGAACTCACCGTTGATGGTCTCCCCAACCTGCTCAAACGCCACGATGTTGCTGTTGTAGAAGTCGAGGAACGTCCGGGCCGCCCGATCCTTGTCCATCAGGTGGCGGCGCTCTCCTGCCAGGCCCAGCCGTCCCTTCTCCCAGTTCTCATCCCCACCCGCAGGGGGCTGGATTGCTCCGCCCGCAGGACGCTTGGCCGTGATGTCATCTACCGCTTCTCCCGCCGCCTCAACCAGGAAGCTGGGCAGCGTGAGGATCCTGAAGTAGAAGGTGTCGGGGCTACGGAACGTGTAGGTCCCGGTCACCCGGCCACCGAGGAGCCCGTTGGACTCATCCGGCAGGATCGTGTGCAGGAAGTCGGCGCTGTACCGTGGGAAGGCCACCACCCCATCCTTGAGGAAGGGCTGCAAGGTACGGACCTGTGTGTAAGACAGGGACAGGCTTTGCCCAGGCTGTAGGGCCGCCTGCATCGGGTCCAGCAGCTTTACGTTACCCGTGCTGGGCTCTATCTCGTAGTCAACCGTAGGACGCAAAGTGCGTCCTGGCTGTGTCACGCCACCGCTGCTCTCCCCATATACGACAAGCTCAGACTCCTCACTCTCCAGCAAGGCACCCAACCCCAGAATGTCTCTGGTGTCCGGGGCGTAGATGGGCCGGTAGGAGAGCTTCACCGTCGGGCTGTTAGACACGTCGAACGCCGCCTGGAACCCAGCGGTCACCGAAACCTTCGTGCGTGTGCCGTCATCGTTGAGGCCCACCTCCGAGATGGTGAAGGGGTAGCCCCCGATCTCAAAGATGTGGCCCGGGATGGCAAAGGACGTCAGGTCTCCGGTGAACGTGATGGCCTTCTGGCCCTTGCTGACAGGCTCAAAGGGGAACGTCGCCAGGTCCACGGGGAACATGAAGCCTGCCGGGGCGGTCGTAGCCACGGGAGTTCCGTCCGGGTCCACGATGGTGGTCACGGGGTCCAAGGTCATCACGGAGATGACGTCGTTCGCCGGGGCCCTCGTGCCTACCTCAGTGACGGTCGACGGGAAGATGTCGATGCCGGTGATGTCGTCGTCCGGCCAGTAGTCCACGGCCCGGACGTAGAAACAGTCCTCACCGAACCGGAGCAACTGTCCCGCTACGAAGTCCGCCGTCCTATCACCCCGGAGGCCGAAGCGGTCGAGGTTCTCCTTGATGAAGAAGGGCGGCCTGTAAACCGGCTTCTGGCTGGTCTCGTAGGCCCGTTCGCCGCCCTGAGCCTCGAAGACCCAGTAGGACACCATGACGTCGACGTGGGCCGGGATGGTCTGCGCCAGGAACGTGATCCGCCCCACCCCGGCCATGTCAGTCGGGAAGTCGATGATGCAGTCCTGCGTCCCGAAGTTCTGCTGCACCGGCCCCAAGTAGACGATGGGATCAATGGCCTGGAGCACCGTGTTCTGAGTGGTGTTGAAGTAGAATACCTTGTCGGACACCCGCTGGGCCGCCTCGTTGCGGACGGGGACGGGCAGGAACTCCACGACCTCGTCGCCGACCTTGCGGCCTTCCAGGTCCGCCCGCCAGTACTGCGCTTCCACGGCGCAGCCCTCGGGGACGGGGCTGTTGAAGGCGAAAGTGCCGACCTGCGGTGACAGGGACACGTCCTCACGGCCCTCCGTGATCATCCGCTCCACGAAGTAGGCCCGTGTGCCTGCCCAGGCCGTCACGTCCGCCTCTGGGAGGTTGAGGTAGCCCGTGTTGGGGTTGTACTCAGCAGCCAGGGCCGTCAGGTCAGAGGGGTCAGAGAACTCCTCCACGTACCAGACGGGCGCTGTGGCATACGACACCAGGACGTTTGACCCGAATTTCAGGAGCCCGATGTCACCGTCACTGCCTGCCGCTGTGAGGTACTCGATGCCAGAACCGCCGCCCGGGTCGGCACTAAACGAGGCCACCCCTGTCAAGAGTGCCCCGTGGTAGTAGGACTCGGTGCCCACCCGGATGGAGAACTTCTCGGTCGTGAACCTGGTCGATCCCGTGTCCGGCACCTCCAGGCTGTTGTTCGCCACGGGGCCAAGCTCCGCCTGTGTCAGAGGAGTGAGGCTCGCCGTGTTGGTCGAGGTTGCCACTGTCAGGCCGTAGCGGAGTTCGATGGGCCGCCCACTCTCCAGGGCCCCCTCCATGTTGGCCTTGAGGCGGTTGTTCACCTGGTCGGTCGGCACATCCCCCAACGGGGACAGGAGCCGCACCTGGAAGGGCTCCTCGGGGAGGTGGTTGAAGGTCTGGTACACGAAGTCCGCCGCCAGCGAGGGGTCGTACACGTCACGGGTGTAGCCCTCGTACAAGGACCAGACGACCGGGGTACTTGTCGTAGCCAGGGCCGCCGGACTCACCCGCAGGCTGGTGCCCGTCAGCACTTCGGCCACCACGTAGGACCCGGCGTTGTCCCCGGACAGCACCTTCAGGCGGTATCCAGGCTGCACGTTCGTGAAGTCCCCGTCGGGGTCTGAGAACGTGGTGCTCCCCGCCGTCATAGCGCCCTGAGCGCCCGACATGGCACGGGCTCCGAACCGTTCCACCAGGATGGCCTGCCCGGAGATGCCGTCGTCCGGGAGCACGTAATCTGTGTCTGAGTCTTGGAACACAGAGGGGCCCCCGTCGGGGGAGATCAGGAACCCACCGCCGATGCCAGGTGCGCCAAGCATCGACTCAGGCACGATGTTGCTGAACCCGAACCCGAGAACGGACGTGGACCTCTCCACGTTGCCCTCGATGGAGTCGTCATCCACCCAGTCGAACTTCCGCTGCCCGAAGCGGTGGATGATGTCGGAGTAGTGCTGGAGAGGGCGGTTCACGATGGTGACGCTCTCTCCCTCAGTGATCATGGACTGGAGGTTGAAGAACACCCCGTCATCGATCCCGGCCACGTCCTGCAAGGGCGGAGCGTCCAAGAAAAAGAACGGTGTCGCCTGGATGTTCTTTGTGAGTGTCCTGTCCTCCATCCTGTCAGATGCGGCCAGGTCCGGCGTGGCGTTCGTCCTCGCCATGTTCACCGGGCTGCGGTTGAGCCCCAAGGAGACCCCGGAGTCCGTCAGCCAGTTGGTAGTGCCATCCTGGACACGCCAACCAGGCATGAAGCCCAGGATGGCTGCCCCGGAGAGATCCTTGTCCGTGGCGGTGCCCCAGCCGATCTCCACAGTGTCGTCGCCCTCGATGACGAGGCGGCCATTCAAGGCGTAGGCGCTACCCGTGCCGGTGATCGCCGTGTTGATGCTCGCCGCTACCTGATCCGGCGTGTAGAAGGACGCCGCCGGAAGGGCCGAGGCCAGCCAGGTGTAGTCAACGGTGTCGACGTTGAAGTACAGGATCTCGGTGCCATCGAACCGGAACAGATCCCGGTTCCGGGAAAGCACACGGGGCAGCCTCGTGTACGTGGCGGGCGTCAGCGACGCCTGCAAGAAGTAGACGGCCTCGCCGTCCCAGTCCCGCAAGTCGTCACGGCTCAACTGGACCTTGGACAGTGTGCCCGCACCGTGGGCCTGCCGGGACACGTAAGCCGTCCCCTTCGCCACCTTGTAGGATCGATCAGGGAGATCCTGCTCCCGATCTACGACAAGGATCTGTGCCGCACTCTGCGTGGCGAAGATGATGGTGTCACCGACACCGTCCTCAACCTGCCGCACCATCCCCGTCCAAACGCCTGTCAGCGTGTCGCCACCAGGCCGGATGCCCGGGACTGTGCCCGGGGAGATGGGAAGCGCCCCCGTCTCGTCCGGGGCGTTGATGATGCCAGAGACACCCAGCCCTCTGCGGGTCAGGTCGGTGGAGTAGTTGTCGTTGGGCAGCGTCACCGCCAGCGGGATGAACAGGTCCCCTGAGCCTGCCGTTGAGGGCACGCCTGCGTCGTCCACAAGCTGCACCGGGGCCTTCGTGGGCTGCGGCACCTGATTGAGGGCCACCCCGTCATAGATGACGTCCTCGCCGAAGAAATGCTTGTCGAAGGCCGCCGCATCGTCCGGGTCGGACTTGGCCATGTCGCCAGGGGCCAACCGGATGCGGCCAGTGGACAGCGACACGGACACCTCACCCTCTGCGGGATCCCCGTGAGCGTCCTGGTCAGCGTCGGTGTCCAAGAGCGTCGGCGTCAGGTACGTGCGGTTCCCCAACCGAAGCAGGGGCCTGTCCGTCGGCCCGGGGATCGGCGAAAGGAACAGAGGATCCGTGAGGGCGTCCAGAAGCTGCCCCACGAGGCCCTCATCGGTCTCTGTGAAGGTCTTGAAGCAGTACCAGACCGTCTTGCCTGCGTGCTGCTCGGCGAAGCTCGGGTTGAACTCCAGGATGCCGTTGGTCTGCCCCATAACAGCGTTGAAGTCCGGGTAAGCGGTGAAGTCGAACCCACCCGCCACCTCCGTGTTGGGCCGGACAACGATGTCCTCCACCGGCAGGGCAAGGCTCGGGGACGGACCCAGGCGGATCATGGCGTAGGCGTCCACCACCGACGTACCCGGAAGCTCCGAGTTCACCGGCAGGTTCGCCACCTTGGGGTCCATCTTGTAGGTCTGGTCGAGGTACAGCCGCCCCAGGTCCCGTGGCGACGAACCCTTGTAGGGTTCCCACCGCTGAGTGGTGTCGCTCCACCCGAACCGGGTCTCGTAGCGGTCGTTGCGGGTCCACCACATCTTGACGGTGCCGACCGTGTACCGGACGCCCATGATCTGGTCACCACGCTCTTGCGAAAGGCCACCGTCCAGCAGCGTCAACTGCGCCGCTGTCAGGTCCGCCGTCCCAGCCACAGGGTTCTGATCCCCCGTGGCGATCTCAAAGGCCAGGTACGGGTTATCTCCCGCACGAGGGGAGGCAGGGTTATCCGGGTCTACCCAGCCCTCATCGTCGTAGTCGTCTACGTCCCCACGGGCCACCACAAGCCACAGGATAGCCCCCAGGCTACGCCCGCCGTCATCCGCAACGACAACCCTACTCGTGCCGTCATAGAACCACCCAGCGCCCTTCAGGGGCGGTTTCTGTGGAGCCGGTGTCGTGTCCAGAACCGAGAGGCTGCCAGCCGGGAAGGTTCCCTGTCCGAGTTCCGTCCACCAGCTAGGATCATCGGCCACAGCAAGCTGCGCCGTGTTCTGAGCCCAGAACAGGTACTCCTGCGGGCTTGAGCCAGGGCCATCCAGGACGGCGGCCCTGTACTGATCGGCGTAAGCGTCGATGAAGTCCGGCGAAGTCCCGCTGATGTCGTACACCGGGGGGACTTCCATCGGGACACGGATCACGCCGTTGTCCGGCTCGCCCGTGTACTTGGAGTTGACCGGCGAGATGCGGGGAGGCCGTAGTACGAAACCGTCGAAGGAGAATCCCATCTTACACCACCACCGAATTCGTTACCCCGCCAGACGCGACGGGAGGGACAACCGGAGTCCCCGTCACAGGACCTGCTCCCGTTCCCTGGAGCAGCAAAGAGGCGATCCCCATCCCCAAACCTGTCGTCATAAAGCCAAGGGCTGGCCCAGGACCGAGAACGGCACTGAGGTTCGCATTCAAGATACCAATGAGCGAGGGACCATTGGCCACCGTGACCTTGGAAATGTCGGCTCCAACGGCCACCGTCGGGGAAACCCCTGCGTACTGGCCGGACGTGGAGAACGCCTGTGAGATCCCCAATGTCACCACAACCGCAAGGCTCTGTGACAATGGGCCCACCATTCCGGCCCCTGCCAGGGCGCTCTGCATCAAACCCACCGTCGGGGGAACCACCAGCCGTGTTGTGAGCGGGTTGATCGCCCCCACACCGGCAAGTCCCGTGGCCGCCCCGAAGAGAGCCAGGTTCTGAGGCTGGCCGACTCCCCACTGGGACACGGCCAGGCCGATCCCCAAGGCCAAACGGTCAAAGTTGATCCCTGCAAAGGGATGCGGTGCCGCCGCCCGGACGCTCAATAGAGCGCTCTGAATGACAGGCGGGGCCAATGCCATTACGCCCCCACAATGTGACCCTTCGCTCCATGCTCTGTGATAGCACGGCAAAGAGCCAAGAATTCTTCTTGTTTCAAGTTCCATTTCATTTGCTGAACACGCTTGTCTAACCACTGCACGTTCCCGGCCTCGTACCCCTTCGTACTGTCTACCCTATCAAGGGATGCGGTACCGGAACGCTCCCCTATCAGAGGGAATCGAAGAGAAACCCCTGTCAGAGCGCATTTCCTGTTTTGTTGCAGGAACAAATCCCACACATATTGGTGTGAGATCGTACACGCCAAATTTCGAGTCTGAGCACCATTCAGGATCTGACCCCAAAAGGAAGCGGAAATATCCCCCACACCTTTCCAGTTATGCGCTCGTACCCCTTTCCTTTTCTTCCCGTTCCTAGAGGAGGATTCTAATGCAAAACATCCACAACTCTGGGTCGTGCCATTGTGCAGGTTTGAAAGGGCCACTGTCTTCCCATTCCCACAATCACAAAGACAATCCCAACGAGTCCCACCTACAGAAGTTCCTGTAGGATTCCTTCCGACCACCACCAGCCTGCCAAACCGCTTGCCTCTCATCTCTTCCAAGGTAAGTGCCCTCCAAGAGGCACCCCTGGCGCAACCACAACTCTTTGTGTGCCCACTCACCACCCGGGATAGGCCCTTCACGGTAACAGCCCCACAACCACACAGGAAAGTCGCCTGTGCTCGGCCCTTAACGGGATCTGCGGGACCCTTCAGTGTCAGGAACCCAAACTTCTGCCCCACCATCTCGTCTACTTTGAATTTTCGTGCGCCCATCTTTACCCCAACCACAAACTTATCCTATGGAGCATAGCCTCATAACCTAACTACCGATGACATGAGCCTTAGCTCCCAAACCCCAAGTTGCGAAGGGGAGATTCGTGAAGGGCTCCAAGGACCCCGCGCAGATTATGGGGCCAGCGTCAGGTCCGTACAGAGGAGCGCCCAGGTACACGCCCGTAGCGCCCCTCACCTGTGCTTGCCCTGCGGTAGCTACCAGGTTGGCCCCTGCCAGCCCCTGCACCGTCAGCGTGCCTGCTGTGGCCTGCATGGACACGTTCCCGACCAGAGCGGAGGCCGTGATCCCGGTAGGTCCCATCTCCATCTGAGAGGTGACCGCCCGGGCTTTCCACGTCCCGAGGTTCGTCTCATAGGACATGTTGCCGATGAGCATCGTGGTCTTGTGGTTCCCGAGGTAGAAGGTCTCCTCCCGGTCGCCGAACACGTAGGTCACGGCCTCACACACGATGCCCGGGTAAGGCGGCGTGTAGGTGCGCTCGTGCAACGGGGCGAACGTGGGAAGGAACAGCTTCGGGCCGCTGTAGGACTCGGACGCCTTGGCGGCCACCGTCTTCTGGAACTGCTCAGTCGTGATGGCGACCCGCTTGACGCCGTCGAGGGTCAGGTCCTGGTGCGCCCTGATACTGGCAGAGGTGGTGCTCGTCGCAAGGCGGTCACCCTGGATGAACACGGCCTGTCCGGCCTTGAGGCGCATGTTAGTGAGCGCCTCGATGTCCACGGAGGGAAGGTCGCCCTCTCCGTTCCCGGTTCCCGTCGTGCGCTCTACCTCTGCGGACTGGTCCCGGATAGGTCCGGCCCCGAAGATACGGACAGCGCCGTCCTCCGCCGTCAGGAACAGGCTGGACTTGGACAGGGTGCCGATGTGCGTGTGTCCCTGGAGCAGGAACTCAAAAGCTCCACCGATGCCCAGCTTGAGGCCGCCCTGCATGTAGACTTCGGCAGAGTTCTCGTTGACCGGCCCACCGATGGCCGCCTTAAGCTGGCCCTTCTTGTTGTAGGACACAAAGGTCTGCGGTGCCCCGTCCGGCAACGGCGGGTTGATACGGAACAGAGACGCCGCCTGCTCTCCCAGCGGAGTCGGACTTACACCTGACCCAGCGACCGTGACGTTGGCCGCCTCCAGGCGGGGGTTGGCGTTTGGCCCATCAAAGACCACAGCCTTGATGGGCAGCCCGTACATGGAACGGCCCATCTGAGAGTAGGGGTCGTTGCCCACAACGGACCCCATAACGAACTCCATGAAGGGAGCATTGGGGTTCGGCCCGGGCACCTCGCCAGGTTGCTGCGGCAGCCGTTCGGAGTCGAAACCGTCGGTCTGCTCTGAAACAGGCAGCCTGCCGTCAGAGGTGTGCGTGACCTCGATGCGGTACTCGGTCAGGGTCGGAGCGTCCGGGTCCAGGACGGCGTTGTCCTGCCGCTGTGAGGCCACTCTGAACAGAGACTTGCCACCGTAGATGGCGTCGGACACGAAGCGGTCGCCCACCACGTACCCGGTTTCGTCCACAATCCCGCCCAACTGGAGGAACTGGTACGGGTCGATGGAACCTTCGTACTGGATTCCCGTCCGGCCCAGGTAGCCGTCCTCGGCTGAGAGGGCTGACCGCTGCATGGGACGGGCCGGGGTGAGGAAGCCCTCCTTGTTCATGAGATCGTTCGGGAGGTCCCACTCGGCGACCGGCATGTTGCCGATAGCCTGGAGAGGTCCGTCCCAGATCCTGCCGTCGCTCACCATGTCCGGGGCGAGGAAGGTGGCGTCACGCTGCACCATCCCGGCATAGACACGAGCACCGGCCAGCACGTCGAACTTCTGTAGCGCACGGGTGATGGCCGCCTGGTCCTGGTCCCTCAAACGGAACTCGTTGCCCCTGCGGTTGGAGAACAGGACACCCTCGTCCAGCACCATGTCGGCACCCTGAGCCGAGGAGCCCACGATCATGCCAGGTTGAATGTGCCGGAGCTTGTGGCGGATGCGGCGAAGCGCCGGAGAAGCCTGTCGCTCCTTGGGCGCATCCATGTCGTACTCGTCGATCTCAAAGTCCGACGTGGTCAGCCAGTCACGCCCCGGCCAGACGCCAGGGACGGCCCAACCCACGATGACCGGGGTCTTAGTCATCTCAGAGCGGGAGGTGGATTCGGCGATCCAGTCTACGACGGCGAGGTCCCCGACTTCGGGCATCGCCCCGAGGAAGTGGCGGGCACCGGCACCCGGGAAGGTCATCGGGACGGGCACACGCTCAAAGGTGTCGGACGTACCCGTGATCGTCCGCAGGGTGACGTAGAACTCCTCGTAGTCGATGCTGGCGACCTCGGCGATACCGAGACCCCAGTTGGACTCCGGGCGACCCTTCTCCTTGTCCTTTCGGGCCTTGGCGGTCGACGTGAGCATGGACCCACGAGAAACCGTGTCCAAGACCGAAACGGGCCGCCTTCTGGTGATCGTGTCAGCCATCAGCGTTCCCTCTCTTCATCAGCACCGCCAGGTTGGGCGGCCTTGGCTGCCTGTTGCTTTCGGATCTCCTCAACCTCAGCGTTGAACTGCTCCGGGGTGTCCCCTTCTCTCCAACTATCGTAGAAGGCGTCCTTGGCGTGCTCCCCTACGTCCAGGCCCGCCTGCTTTACCGCACTGGCAGCCGTTTTCACGTCCTCAACAGCCCTGTCCACGTTAGCCTGCCCCTCCGCAAACTGGTCGCCGAGGTTCTGGATGGTCTCCAGGAGGCTGACGGGGGACCTGTCCGGCAGGACTCCCCGAAGAGCGTCCTGTGAGAGTTGCCAGTCCACAGAGGACTGCGCCGCCGTGGAGATTAGCCACTGAGTAGCCTTGTCCTGCGTCCCATCACCGTACCCCTGCGGAACCATGACACCCGGCTCGATGAACTGTACGAACTGTTCCTGACCGGCGGCAGCCAGGAGCACGTCCGCCGAGGCCATGCGGCAACCGCAGACGTTCTGCCCTACCTGGAGGTTCAGATCGGCCAGAGAGAGGGCAGCGTTCTGAACGGGGAGCTTCATGACCCCGTCCTTGGCCTTGGAGGCCAGGAAGTTGGCCATGTTCAACTGGAGGACGTTCGGGTCGCCCGTCTTGATGGCAAAGCCCAGGTCCAGGATCTGCTCGTCCGTCAACTGGGCCCGCAACTGCGCCAGGACACGGCGCTCCACCTCAGTGGCTGCGGTCGACCCGCCGATCTCCTTGCGGACGACCTTCTTCGTGCCGTCCTTGAGGATGGTCACATCGTCCTCGTAGAGCTTCTTGCCCTTCACCAGGACGTCGACAACCTGGGCGACCATAGCGGAACTGAGGAACTGCAAGGGGTCCTGCTCTGCCAGGGCTGCCCACGCACCGTCAGGGGCGATGTCCAGGTCCCTGCCGTAACGGTAGGAGCCGATGACCTCGTAACCAGAGGCATCGGACACAGGGAACACCGGGGACTGCATCATCTTCCGCAAGGAACCAGGCAACGCCTTCGGGCTGCCCTTCTTCTTGGGCGTCGGCGGGGACTTTGCCCCGATCTTACTGTTGAAAGCCGTCGTGAAAGCGGTCAGGACGGTCAAGCGATCCTCAATGGAGAACCCCTGAGCCTCCATATCGTTCTCCCACTGCCCCCGTGCCACCACCAAGAGGCCCCAGATGGCCGTCCCATAGGCTTTGGCGGCCTTGTTCCAGAAGGTGTCCAAGGAGTCCTTAGGGGCTCCCGGGTACAGGGCTGTGCCCTCCTGGTCCCCGGCCCCGCTGAACTGATGGTCATCTATGACCTCGTCTACGTCGATGGCGGATCCCAGAATCGTGATGGACTCAGGGGCGATCAGCGTCGGGAAGTTTGGAGCGGTCTCGGACCCCGGCACAGCGTCATACAACTCTGCTTGTGCGGCCTCCGTGGACGTAGGGACCCAACTGTCCCGGATCGTGGCGTTGAACCAGTCCGTGAACACGTCCCCGACTGTGGTCCGGGTCGTCTGCGAGTCCTTGTTGTTCGTGGCCTGGTTCTGCAAGGCCGTCTGCATCGTGTTCGTCCACTCGAACCTCTCAGCCCGCTTCTTCGTGCTGGTAGCCTTGCGGACGTGAGCCACGTCGTGCGTGGCGAACATCAACTCCCGGACCTCGCTCGTGGGCACAACTTCACCCTGCGGGGCGACCGGGTTGTTTGTCAGGACACGGATGCCCCGTGTAGGCCGGACAATGCCGAACTCGGCCTCCGGCTGCTTCGTACCGGCCCGTGCCTGTGGGGGATCCACATAGCCCGTGACCTCTTCTCCCTGCCAGATAGACTCCAGGTAGGCGGCCTTGAACTTGAGAGCCTGCTCGTCCTGAGCCTTCTTGACGTGGAAACTGGGCTCCATCTGGCCCTGGTGCTGCGGGTCCGGGTGCGATGCAGAGTAGTAGCGGTAGGAACCCGGCAACTGGCCGTTCGTAAAGACCGCCTTCTTGTCGCCCAACATGTCGAGGAGGTTGGTCGTGGAGGTGGAATCCCCCATGCTCTGGCCACCAAACTGCGGGTCTGTCAGGTAGCCCTTGCCGACGCTACGGACGAGCTTCAACAGGTCGTCAACCCCTGTCTTCGTGCTGTCCCCGATCTTGTCCCCGTAGGCCCGGGCGGCCTGGTCGTAAGCCACGTCGATCTTCTTGAGCTTGGTCTCGATGGCGGTGATCTCTTTCTTGAGCGCCTTCTGACGCTTCAGGGCCGCCTTCTTTTTCTTGTCGTCCGGGTCGTCCACGTTCAAGGAGCGCTGCTCCGCCCGCTTGAGGGTGAGGGCATAGTCCAGGGGAGCTTTCTCCCCCACCTTGGTGTCTACCGCCTTGGTGATCTTCTTCTGTGCGGCCTCGTACCCCTCCGCCGCCGCCTTGAGATCGATGGCACCGTCAGGCTTCGATGTGGACGTGGCGGACGCCGCATACCCGGAGGGCCCCTCAAACCAGAAGTACTTGTTCCGGGTCGCATCCACTTTGATCCAATACTTCGGGCCAGGGTTGGAGGGGTCGTCCGTGTTCAGGGCCCCCACCTTGACCGCCATGTTGAGCAACGCCTGGAGCGTGAAATCATTGGCGATGTCGTCAATGTCCTCACCCACAACGAAGAAGAGCGGGTTGATCTGTGTGGGGTCGAGCGCCATCACGACGTTCGGGAACCCAGACAGCCTCGGGCTGTTGTTCCCGTCCAGGACCTCCAAGGGCTTCTGCGGGAGGTACGTGTTCGACAGGTCAATGGCTTCTATCCCCGTCTTGTTCGGGTAGCCCGGGGCGTAGAACTTGGCCCGCTTGCCGATCAACTGAAGGGCCGTCGTACACTGGCCGCCCACGCTGAAGCTGTGGGCAAAGCTGTTGCAGTAGTAGAAGCAGTCCAGGTACGGGATGAAGACCGGGTAACCGGGCCTCAACTCCGGGCGCAACGGGATCGTGACGCTCGCCGAGTTGATCGCTGCGTTGGCGATGTCCATACGGTTGACGGAGGCGAAAAACAGGCTCTTGCTGTCGTTGAAGTAGGCGACCTCAAAGTCGAGGGGCCGCCATCCGAACTGGGCCACCAGCCGGTAATCGATGTACTGTCCCTGAACGCCCCACTCGCCCTCCAGGCCAGTGCCCAGGGTGTTCTTGAACCCCGGCCCCTTGCCTGTGACGTAAGTGAACTCGGGCTCCTTCTCGTCGAAGTTGATCGAGATGATGTCGATGTCCTCGATCCGATAGACCCGGCTCGACGAGGTGTCCAGGTTGTACATCGGCGGCTTGAACACGAAGTCGCCGTCGACGTCTTGGAAGAACTCAAAGCCTGTGATCTCACAGACGGCAACGGCGATGTCGTGCTTGGACTCGTAGGTGGATTCGAACAGTTGGACCTGCCCGTAGTTCCCTATGTCCGCCGTGAAAGCCTGCATCTCCCCGAGGTTCATCTCAAACCGGGGGTACGTGCCGTCCACCCCACCGGGGGCTGACCGTCGGGAGAACTGAAGGGCGTCCAGGAGGCCGGAGCTACGCAAGCCCAGGGCCTCTGACTGTTGCATCACGCCCTTGTTGGCCGACCCTCCTGTGGGGTTGAACCTATGCTTCATCAAGCCTGTAAGCTCACTGCTCTTCGTGCGGGACAGCCAATCGGCCTGTGCGGCGTTGAACAACTCTCCGCTGGCACCGTGCAACCGGAGCTTCACCTGTCGGTTCTGGAAACGCTGCTCCCAGTACTTCAAGTTGAGGCTGAACAGGGAGTCACCCGTGATCCCTGATGCGTCCTGGTTCGTGGACTGTGAGAGTGCCCACGAGACACCCGCCGCAGCACCGCCCACGTCGTTGTGGAGCGTGTAGATGATCTCGTAGGGGTGCATCCCGGTGAAGTTGTGGCCCACCAGGCTCACCTTGAGCTTTGAGTTCTGAGGTCGGGCACCGAACAGGGAGGCGTTCGTACTCACCCTCTGGTACTGCCAGAAGTGCAGCATCGAGGCACACTGGACGCTGATCGTCTTGGTCGGGCCAGAGCGGGCCGTCCCCACCTGTGTCACCACCCCATGGAAGACGTGGTAGTAGGGGTAGGCCAGCACGTCCTCAAGCCCCTGCCCTGCAAGCCCTAGCTCCTCCAGCAAGGAGGGCTCAAAGTCCGCCGACGTGGGAGTCACGGGGGCCGGAGGACCCATCGTACCGTCTACTTGTTCCGTGGCCGTGCTCATCACCTGGTCGAGGGAGGGGATGCCGTCAGTGCCGGGGAGTCCGCTGTCAGACCCCCACGCACCATTAAAGTAGTCGGCCTGCTCCCCCATGCCGTTGGTGTTGAGCCACCCGATAGCGCCCCCGGTGCCCCCACCCCAACTGCGCTCCGTGGACATGTCGGCCTTGCCGTCCCCGTTCGTATCGATCCGCATCCACGACATCGAGGGTTCACCCTCTTTGAAGCCGTAGGAGCCCCGGTAGTCATAGTGGTTCGTGGAGGTGCGCCTGCCCGTCTTAGGGTTCACGTACATGCCGTGACCGCCGTCGGGGATCTTGCCATCAGCGGCGAGCTTCTTCTGTCCGGCCCAGACCTCTGCGGGTGGGACTTCGGCCCCGCCTTGGCCCGTCTTGACGACGTAGTCGGTGGCTGCCCCTGTGCCGTGGTTGGATTCCTCACCGCCCCGGTAGCTGCTCCGCACCTCCACACGTCCTGCGGGGTACTTCTGCCGCCAGTACTGCTCTACGACCTCCATGGCCGCCGCACTGTAGACGGCGGACTCGCCGACACTGCCGCCCTGGTCAAGGGCGTCCATGCCCCGACCCTTCCACTTGGCGATCATGTCCTCGTCGAGGGTCGCCTGTTCAACAAGCACCTGGCCGGAGGCGTCAAAACCCCCACCTTCGGGCGGGTTCTCCAGGTTACGGGGATCCCCGAGATTCGAGTACAGGCCCTTCACAGGGAAGTAGCCCCGCTCGTAGACCGTGACCTCCAGGCCCGGGCGGATGAGCGCCCGGGCGTCCCGGAACAGGGACTCGTTGGTGGCGAACGGAACGGACATAGTGAAGCTGGCAGAGGCCGCACCAGGTTCTGTACCCCCGTCCACGGAGACCTCAGTGACGAACTTCTGGATGTCAATCCGTCCGTTGCACTTGGGGCAACCCGGGATCGTCAGGTCTCCGTTAATGTAGACCAGGGCATCAGGGGTGTGCTGGACGAGCTTGCGCCCCTCCATCTGCCACGTCCCGACGTATGGACGATGCTCGATACCCACTAGACCTCCACCTGTGCCACTTCGGTTTCCTCTTGTGTCTCAGGAGGTTGGAACCCGTTTGAACTGGGGTTGATCTCCGTCGGACGCTCTGCTTCCGCCACGTCCACGGTGTCCCCGCTGTACCCGGCGATGACTCTTCCCTGCACGGACACGTTGGGCTTGCTGGTGAACAGGTCCACCGAGTACACCCCAGGCCCCTCGTGCCCCCGCTGTGAAGGATCCCTGATATACCGTGAGTCGGTCAGGCTCACCGTGGGGGACTTCATAGGCGTCACGGCAAAGGAGGGCTGCGACGTGTCCGTCATGGAGGACACGGTGAACTCCATGGTGAACTCGATGCCACCGTTCTGCTTGTCCTCCTCGTAGCTGTAGGAGAAGGATTCCATGTTGCCGTAGTAGATCCACCCGTCGTAGTGAATGGACAGGGCACCCACGAACAGGTGGGCGTTCGACTTGCCGACCGTGTCGTAGATGTACCCGTTGTTCTTGTAGAATTGGAAGGCGGTCATCAGGTTCTGCCACGCCTTCGAGTCCCGCTTACTGGCGAACTGGACGCCTCTCCCGCCGGACAGGAACGCACCGCAGCGAGCAGTGATGGAGAGCTTAGGCTGGTCTTCGCCCCACGCATGGAAGATGTAGCCGTGCCTGGAACGGTCCTGGTACTGCTGGATCTTCGTGTACGTGATCGCCATGTTCTGCGGGTTGATCAACAGGACAAGCGGCGGCGTGTTGAGGATCGCCGACAACTGCTGGGCGATGTCCACAGCCGTGTAGAGATCGGCGATAGCGGGCTGACCGTACTTCTGGCCCCCTGTGCCGTCTACGTCCGTAGTCGTACCGTCAGCGGCTGTCTGGGAGGACTTGCTGGCTGCGTTCTGTGTGACGTACTCCTGAGCCCCCTGCGCCTGGTAGCTGATCCCCACGATGCCTGTCTGGGAGAGCTTGGCACGGGCCGCCTGGAACGACGTGATGCCTGTGTTCCCGGCCTCACCGTACATGGCCGGGTTGAAGGCGTTCCTTGGCTTGTCCGTGAACCCAGCGTCCTCCCCAAAGACCATCGGGGGTTCCACCTGGAACATGAACGGGGAGAGGTTCCGCAGGAGGCTGTCCTCCAACGAAAGCGGGGTCGCCCGTGCGGCCTCCAACTCGAGGGACAGTTCGGGTCCGCTCCTCAGTCCGCTGAATGCGTCCGGGGGCGGAGGGTCCGTTACGGCCCTTGAAACCTGCTGAAGGCGTCGATCCCCGTAGTTGTCCCCGCTGATCGTCTTGGGTGAAGGGATAGCCCCTCGTTGTCCGATGGGAACTGTCATTTCAGACCCTCCCCGGACAGAATGCCCCCGATACGCCCGCCAAGGCTCCCTGCCAGCCGCTCATTCGTGATCTGGGTGGTCGTGGGCACAATCGAAGCGGGGTCTACGTCACGCATACCTGTGGCCCCGGGTACGAGGCCCCGGTTGTAAGGCAACGTGCGGAACCGCTGGACCTCGTGGTCGATGGTGAACTTGGTAGTCAACGCAAACTGGTAAGGCTTCTCGGCGGCTTCCGTGACGTTGAAGTCTGAGAACCACCCGAAGTAGATGCCACCGTCGAAGGTGATCTTGATCATGCCCTGGAACACGATCTTGCCGGAGGCGTCATAGACGCTGCCGTTGTTGTGGAACAAGGCCAGCATGTCCAGGTACTTGTCGTAGGCGATGGTCTCCCGCCGGGTGCCCTTGGCGTCGTAGGCACCAGGGCCGCCCGTCACGTTGGACAGGCCAGAGAAGACCCGCTTGAACCCGCCCGTGGCCATGTTGAAGTCGATCCCATCGACGCCCTCGCCCCAGTGCTGCTCAACGAAGCCGCCCTTCGTCTGGATCCGCTCAATCATCTTCGTGTAATTGAGGCTCATCGAGCTTGGGTTGACGTGCAGGACCATCGCCAAGCCGTCCGGGAGGATGCTGGTCTCATGGTCCGGGGCAAGGATGTCGAACACGACTGGCTTGGTCCCCTTGTTGGTATCGAACTCATCGTCCTTCGACTTGAACGCCGACCGGAAAACGGGCGTGACATTGGTGCGGTGTCCCAACGGCATGGCTTAACCCAGAACCCCGGCCCGCTGGGCCTTCTCGATGGACTTCATGACGCCAGGGCCGTCGTTGTAAAGGTGGAACACGTTGACGGAACCGCCAGCGCCGCCCTTGGAGATGGCCCCTCCAGGCTTGGCGAACACACCGACGTCGTTGTTGTCGACCCGCTGTGCGAACTTCACGCCGCCAGCCCCGATCTGCAACACCATGTCGTCCGTCTTGCCCCCCAGCAAACCCGGGATGTTCGTGTTCCCCATCAACTCACCGATGCGGCCCTTGTGTGGCAACAAGGTTGCCCTCACCTCGTCGGACATCTGACCCTTCATGAGGGCCTCTGCAGCCTCCTCCCAGTAAGCCTGGGACCCGCCGTCTGTGATTGCCCTGAGTGATGCCCCTATCCGGCTGGCCTGCTCCTTCTTCTTCTGGTTTTCGATGTCCTCCATGGCCGCTAGGACTCCCGTCTTCGTAGCGTCCTGTGTGTCGGCCTTGAACTCCCCCCGGCGAACCGACCTGCGGGATTCCTTCTGCTCCTCCAACCTGAGTAGGGCGGCCTGGTACTCCGTCCCTTCCCCGGCGTCCTTCAAGAAGGCTTCCCCGAAAGCGGACTCACCCACAGCTTCCGCTCCCTGCCCTTCGATCTTGGTCCCCTTACCTTTCACAAGGAACTGGAACACCTCTCCCTGCATGTCCGCAATCGGGGTGAGCCACTGTTGCTGGAACCCCACCCCAAGGGCCTCCGCCAACATGGTCAGGTCCTCTTTCTTCCACTCCATGGGGGCTGTCCAGCCTCCCTTCGGGGTCGGGATCTCTGCCCCCGGGATGTATTCCATGCCCGACACTGCCTCCTGGGCCTTACGGTTGCCCTGGGAGGCCAGTTTCTGAACCAAAGGACCCCATTGTGAGGCCATCCCGGCATGCTGAACAGACATGGACTGGAGGCTCTGTCCCGCAGCCATTGGGTCCTCCCTGCCACCGGATGCGATACCCTTGAGCATCTTCCCCCGTTGTGTCTGCCACTCGGTACTGGACCAACCGGCGGGCTTACTCCCTATATACCCTTCACCTCGCAGGGACTCCTTCTGCGCCGTGTACGCCGCTACTTGTGCCTGCATCGCTGCAAGGGCCGCCGTTTCTAGCTCCAGGTCCTTCTTGTGCTTGGCCTTGTTCTTGGGGTCCGCCTGCATCAAGTCCCGATACGAATCGATCAAAGCCTCCGACATGCGGACAGCCTCTTGGCCCTCCCGAAGACTCTTCTCGACCCCCTGAAGTGCCCGGTCGACAACTTCAGCGACAACCTTCTCGTCCTTATCCCCGAACAGCCATTCCTTGATGGAGGTGATCGCACTGTAGATGCCTTCCAGAACAGAGGCTACCCCGACGCTCATCGTGTGGCTCATCGCCGTGGTTGCGGAAGCGATCTTCACGGACAGCCGGGTCTGCTCGTCCAACTCAGACGCCACGGCTTGCTCCAAGAGCTTGCCCTGTGTCTGCATGTAGTCCCCGACATTCTTGATCTCTTCCTTGATGATCTTGCCGTTCTCGTCCCGTGCGATCTCCCCGTCCTGATCCAGAATGGCAGCCCAAACCTTGCCACCCTCTGCGAAGATGCCCTGCGTTTCGATCTGCTGCTTGATGACAGCTTCGGAGGATTCCTTTCCCTGTGCAGCATCTCGCTTGGCCTGCTTCTGTGTGTTCTCAAAGTTGCTGTGCAGGCGTCCGCTGATCCTCTGGAGTTCATCGAACTGCTCAACGGACATGCCCATCATTTCGGCGGCACCCACACGCTCCAGCCCCTGCAATTCGTAGATCGGCTTAGAGAACTTGGCTGCCACACCGTTGAGCAGGATCGCCAGCTTGCCGCCCATATCGAACCCGCTCATAGCGTGAGCCACGTCAGCAAGGCCGCCTTTGATCCCTGCTGAGAGCTTCGCCAGGTCTTCCAGCTTCCTGGTCTGATCCAACCCGATATGCTCTTCCGCATCCGCAATAAAGGCGGCGGTCTTCTTCGGCCCCGCTGTAGTCAGGGCAGCGACAAGGGCTTTGGTCTGGTCCTCTGTGGACTTGCCTACCAGGTTCACGTCCAACCCTGCGGCCTTGGCTGCCGCCTGTAGCCCCGCGATCTTCCCTGTATCCATCCCCCGCAGCAGGTCCTTACCTATCCGGCTTGCGGCCCCCCCTAGTTCATCTTTGACCTTGCCCGATCCAACAAGCTTGGTCCGCTTCATCCTGTCCTGGTAGCCTTCCTCGCTGAAGCCCTTGGTGAGCCCCTCAACAAAGGCCCCGCCACGCTGCGGGCCGAGGATCTTGGTGATCATGGACAGCATGGCAGCGGTCTCAGCCAACCGGACGTTGTACATGGACATGCCAGAGGTAGCTTGTAGGACCATCCCGTAGAAGCGCTTCACGCCGAAGCCCGACCCCCGTGCGGCGATGGTGATCGCCCCGAGTCCTTCTTCTACGGACTTCATGTCCTTGCCCAACTCCTCCATCCACATGCCGATGTTGCCAGCCATCTCGTCCGTGCCTGCACCGAGGAGCTTGGAATACTTGAGGGTCATGATGGTGGCATCCTGGAGTCGTTCCATCTCCTCTGCGGCATTGGCGGCTCCCTTCGTGACCTCCTTGAACGTGAACCCCGCTTCAGAGTAGGCCCCAAGGATCTTGATGTGGTCCTCTGGCGTTGTGCCCCAGATCCGGTTGAGGTTGAAGTCCGTGAACGCTTTGCGGATCTTGGTGAACCCGGCCTCCACATCATCGAGAGCACCCGCCACCTCCAACCCGGTCAGCCCAGATTCGAGCATGGTCTTGTTGAGGTCCTTCGCCTTCTCATCTACGTCCATGATGAGCTTGGCGATGGCGGCCAGCCCTCCAGCAATAGCCCCGATGGCGATCAGAGCAGGGCCGATCTTGGTCAGGAACCCGCCCAAGGTGCCCATGAGCTTGCCCGCTTCACCGGTGTCGGCTTTGGCCTGTGCGTTCAAGCCCTGCTTCTTCGTGCCCTCACCGATCTTCTTGATGAGACCGGACATGTTCCCAAGATCCCCGGAGGAAAGGTCTGCAAACGCACCGGCCAGGGACTCTCCGAAGCGTTCTGCGGAGGCGGAGGAGAGTTTAGAAACCTCTGCGCCCATAGCCTTCAGTTGTGTCTCAGCGTCCTTGCTGCGCTTTGCGGCGGCGGAAACCGCACCAGCCTCTTTCTTCAGGCGGTCTTCAAGGTTCTTGGCCTCCAGATTCGCCTCTTTCTTGGCCGATTGGAGGCGGATCTTCTCATCCTCACCGAGGTGCTTCTTACGGAGGCGGCGGTCGATGGCGGCAGCCTTGATGGAAGCTGTTTCCCTTGCCTTGACCGCCTCCACCTCGATCTTGGCGAGGTTCTTCTGGACCTTGCCAAGCGCACGGGGGGACCACGCCGTATCCAGGGCTTCCCCAAGGGCGTCGCCGACGATCTTCTTGATCGGGTTGGCGACCTTCTTGAACTGCGAGGAGATCGAACCCCCGGCAGCCTGGATGTCCGGTATGACCCGGACGACGATGTCATTCGCAGAAGGCGGCATTAGTTACTCCGTGGGCTCATCATCAACCGACCTGCCAAACTGAAGCTGCCTTTCGGCCACCTTTTCCAACAGGGACGGAGCCCCTTGCCTGACCACTCTGCCCTGTTGAGTAGAAAGCAAACCGGCATCAGGCTCCCTCTCTAGGTACTTCTCATAGAGGTAATCTCGACCTCCTTGGCCCCCTTCAGCAATAAAGCGAACACCAGGCGCTCCCGGGCTCCGATCTTTGACGATCTCCTGCAACTGTGCCGCCGTGTAGCCGACAAGCTGTGTGGACGGCCCCTGGAAATGCTCCAACTGTTCCCGGTACGCCGCTGCCCGCTTCTCCTGCTCCTCTTTCTGCTGTGTGTGCTGGGCTACAACCGCACGCTTGTAGGCGCTGACCACCTGGTCGTGGATGTCCTCATCCCCCTGTACCCAACGACGCATCTCGTCCGCCAGTTCGTCGGGGGTGTTGGCGTGAGTGACGCCCGCCAGCCGGGGATCCTCGCCTTTCTTCTCCGGGTCGTCCGAAATGATCCCGATGTGCTTGTAGTAGAACAGGTCTTGGACACGCTGACGGCGCTCTGTCTCCTGCTGTGTCCGCTGCCTGTCCTTCTGATCGACCTTCTTGACCCCAGAGGACATCGTGGAGGCGACGAACTTCTGGCCCTCCCACACCGCATCCTGAGACTGTTTGGTGTCCTCCACCCGGTTGTAGAAGGCCCACATCTGCTGAACGTGGTTAGACCCCAGCTTTTCAGCACCAGGCACGCCCGGACGGAACCGGCCAGCCGTGGAGCGCCACAAGTACCTGGAGGCGGTCTCGTAGGTGTAGGGCTCAACAGCCCTGATAGCCCTGTCCTGTCGGGAGAAAAGCCCTTGAACGATGCTGAACAACATCTCCAGGGCAGACGGGGGGAGCGCCTGAATCTTCTTCCAGATGGCAGGGGCTGCGTGGGGTTCACCGAGGATGCAGTAGCCGTCTACCATCCAGACGGAGGAGGCCACCATCCAGCACTTCCACTGCTTGTCAGGGGTGCCCGCAGCCCTCGTGTGCAGGAGGAATCTGTCGCCAGGTCCCAGGGACCGGAGACTGAGACGGAGCCCGTTGACCGTTACCGGGTTGGAGAGGAACCCCATCATCAGCAGACTCTCCACGTCCTCGTAGAGGGG